GGTTTCGGAATGAAGACAGCGAGACAAGACTAGCGGTATCACGCTCTGTCTGCGGCAAACGCCGCCGAACATAGATCGGAGTGACATCACGTCCTCCGAACCAGTCCGCTCCACAAGACTCTCGGAAGAGTCCGGTGTTGAACGACTTAGAAGAATTAATCTTCAGGCCGTACTCCACAAGGAGAGAACATAGAGTTGGATAGTACTTGGATGGCACAATAATGTCATCCCCGTACACCCGCAGGTCATTCGAGTCGATTAATTGGCGTACAAATCGACGCGAATATTTGCCCTCAACCTGGCAGACCGCAAGGACTACCAAGGTAGTGAAGACCATGGTCTCCACTGGAAATGTGAGGGCACTCCCCATCGAAGCGAACTTGTTCAACAAGATCACTCGATGGTCAGGGAGTCGAACCTGTCGTGAGCGTGTGTTATCCAAAATCCCAACGAAAGAAGGGTTGAAGGAGAACAACGCACGGACAAGACCCATGTGGACCCTGTCCGACGCCTCACTGAGGTCAATCGTAGCATGACTGCTAGTGATTGACCCCGCACGCGCCAGCTCCTGATTAGGAGTTTGGTCGAGGTAGGAGCAGATTTTCATCTGTCCTAACTCTCTCTTCAAAACGGCATGATAGCCCTGTTGAAGAAACTGCGTGTAACTAGGTTCGATCGATATCAACCTGGGCTTAACGGCAGTCTTTGGGACTGCTTCAAGCCTAGCAGGAATTTCCTGGAACTCCGGGGGACGATCCATAAGATCATTCCATGTAGTTCGATAGATATCACCACCGACAGAGTACGCCTGACGAGAAACGTAGGGAAACTCCCAACGCTCGACAGAATCGTAACTCTCTGAGGTAGCACCCGGACCATGTTTAACATGGTCCAGGCCCTCAACGGTGGCCCGTCCAATAGCTGTGCCAAACAGATATTGGGCGATCTCCGTGGCGATATTGATGCTCCTCGGAACTTTGAGCTGTGACAGTTCACGGTCCGTGGAAACGAATGCCTCTATGGCATGCGTTACTCGCTCATCTGAGCAGACCTCGAACACCTTCTTGAAGGTGCGAGAGATTTGCC